AGAAGATCAATTAGACTGGTTAGAGTTTGAAGTTGAGGCTTTAAAGATTGCAAAAGATCTAGATATTGATATGGCTGAAGCTGTAATGAGAGCAGAGATTGGTTCTAAGGTATCAGACTTGAGTTCTAAGGAGCTTAGAAGAGATTTACTACTATTTGCTAGAAAAAATCCTAAACTGTTTATAGAGTTAACTACAGATGAAAATATTCAACTTAGAAACTTTGGTATTAAAGCGGTTGATTCTGGTTTATTAGTTTTATCTTCTGATCAAAGAAATTTTAAATGGAGATCAACTGGTAGAAAAATAATGACTGTTCCTTTTGATGAGCACCCATATTCGGCGTTAGCTCAATGGTTTAAAACAGATGAAGGTATGGAAGTTTATTCTAACTTAGAAAAAAGAATGAATTAGTAAACTTATTAACTAATAAAATTATAGCCACCTTAACGGGTGGCTATTTTTATTTAAGTGCTAACCTTTCACTTTATTATGTAACTATAATATAGTATAAAATATAATAATATGGGTGAATCAAAAGGACTTGGGGACACTGTTGAAAAATTTACCAAAGCAACTGGTATAAAAAGTTTAACTGAATTAGCTATGAGAGCTACTGGTTACAAAGACTGTGGATGTGATAAAAGAAAAGCTTGGTTGAATAAACACGTTCCTTATAAAAGAAAATAACTATGGCAGTAAATATAGATAACGTTTATCAAAAAGTATTAGCATTAGCTAATAAAGAACAGAGAGGTTATATAACACCTCAAGAGTTTAATCTGTTTGCAGATAAAGCTCAAAATGAAATATTTGATAATTACTTTCATGGTTTTAAGATGGCTCAAAGAAAACCAACTGATCAAATGCTTTATGCAGATGAGGTTGAAATGTTGGAAGAAAAACTACATCCTTTCCATATTGATACTACCGTAACTGTAGCTGCCGCTACTTTAGCTTTACCATCTATTCATAAAATAATTAGTATTACAAGGGCTAACGGAACTCAACTATCACAAATTAATAAAACTCAAATAACTTTTACTGAAGGTAATCCTTTAACTAAAGCTGTTTTAACAAGGTCTGTTTTTGTTAGAGAAGACTCTGATAGCTTAACAATATATCCAGCAGCTTCATCAGCTACTTGGAATGTTGATACAAACGGTGATGGTGAAAATGATGCAGAAGGTTT